ACACCGTATGGAGAGTCACCGTTCATCTCCATTTTGTTCATATCTAGGATAGGCTGAATGTCTTGAGTATTGTGAAGAACAACCTTTTCTTCTTTGTGGTCATAGTTGAATTTAGTATTAATTGGGTTTTTATACATTTTAACCTCTAAAGTAGGGAGAGAGCTAAATGCCCTCTCCCGTTTTAGACTAGCTTAGATCGTAGACCGCACCAAGAGCCTTCTCGTTGTTAACAACAAGAGTGAACTCAGTAATGATCGCACGCTGCTCACCGTCAGACGTTGAAGCAACTTCACGCTGCGAGAACGGACGCAGATACGAAACCCCATAATATTCGGGATCAAGCAGCCAAACGTCACGGCTACGCTGGAAGCGGTTCGGGACAACAGCCATCTCACCAAAGTCAGAGACATAAATGTCCATGCCACCAATGATACGCATGTCCTGAACATCATTGAAGTTAGAAACGCCACTTGCGCCACCAACACCAACAAAGCTAGAGAACGTCTGCTTCTGGCTAGGAGCCATCATCAGGTACTTGGTGTTAGCACCGTTGTCATACGCCAGAAGGATAGAAGCCTTCAGGAGCGCCTCGGTGAAGGTACGAGCCGTACCGTCAGTACGAGCAACACCATTGCCACCAGAACCAGCGGCTGTACCACCAGAGCCAACACTGGCATTGGTCGTGACCCAAGAACTAAGCGAACCAAGCTTACGAACCGTGGTATCAGCAGCCATTGCCGTCTTCGACTGGTTAACACCAACCAGAGAAGTTTCCATGTCACGCTTCAGTTCAGAAGCACGCTTGGTCATCTGGTAAGCCAACTCTTCCTTACGTCCGGCCTTCGACACTGCGTCAAGCGTACCGGAAACCAGCGTAGTTTTCAAGCTGATCTGACAGATGTTGCCAAGTCGAGTTGTCGCAGCCGGTTCGGTAGCGGCAAGCGTCGAACCTTCTTCGTTAAAGTTAGAGCCAGACGCTGCTGCAAGAGAGTCCGTCTGCCATTCGTGATTAACAGCAACCGCATCCGAGCGACCACCCATCGACATGAAGGGAGTGTCCGTGGGAGAGATATCGTAAATCACATTTTCAAGGTCTTCCCGCAAACCCTTTGCGGAAAAAGTTACATAAACACCTGTGGGCTGAGCCATAATGGCCTCCTATTTAAGAGATTAAGTCAAGAAACACGTTTGTCGCGTCCCGCTTATTCCCCGATTTAGCCAGCCTCTCTCGTTTAACCTGTGCTGCCTTGGTACTCCGTTGCTTCTTAGACTCAGGAGTTCCAGATTTGACAACTTTGGGAACAGTTTTGCGAACCTTCTGACTGGAGCCTTTCGTCGCTTTATCCTGCATCATTGCTTTGTGCAACACGAGGACTACGCGGTGATCGGTAATTCCGTCAATGTCCTGTTCAGAAAAACCCTGATTTAGGGCGTAACTTCTCAGTTCATTGCGAAGGGTCGAATCGGTGCCAGCATACTCTGGAAGAATTTGAGAAAGCTTCTCAGCCTCACCTTTAACAACATTGGTCAAACGTGTGGTAAATTCTGCCTCTGTCTGCTGACGAACTCGCTGTTGTTCTACTTGTACTTGAACAACCTTATCCTTGGCATCTTGGAACTCAATACGCTTTTCCATGTACTCCATGGGGTCGTTTTCTTTAAGGTCCTGCCAATTGATATTTTCATACTGTGCAAGTTCAAGGTTTTGGTACTGAGCCATGTTCTCTAGAACCTGACCGTACTGCTGCCTTTCCTGTGATACTGCTTCTAGGTTAGCTTCATAAGCTTTACGCTGTTCAGCTAGAGACTGCGCTTTACGGGTATAATCCGCCTGACGCTGGTATCCATTTCGGAGTTCGTCTAGAGTAACCTCATATTCTTCGCCATCTACCTTTACGGTATAGCCAGGTGGGGTTTCTACAACTTCCTCTTCTTCAAATACCTCGTACTCGTTATCATCTTCCGATGCCGTTACTTCGCCATCGTCTACTGCTTCGTACTCAACTTCAGCTTCATACTCAACAGTTGAATCAGATACTTCTTCAGATGATGTTACTTCTGGATTAGTGTTTTCTTCACTTCCAAACATGACATCAAGCATATTAAGCTGTGGCGTGTTGACTTCCGACTCAGTCGGATTGGTCTGACCGTCGCTCATATTTTACCTCATTGTTAGTTGTTTTCAATTTTGTCGTTGTGGATGAAAGACTCTAGGTCTTCCAAAATTGAACTAAGGGCGTTCAGCTTTAACCAACAAAATTCTCTGTGTTCAGGATTGTCAGATATTTTCCACTCAAGTACCAAACTTTCTTCTAGGTGCTTAATCATTTCCTGAAAGGCTTCGTTACCTAGAATGACAGATGCTTGAGCAGCTTTTTCTTTAGTGTCCAATCTTACTTACCTTTAAGAGGGACTGGGCCTGTACCGGCTGGGAAACGGTTACCGCTAGCTGTGGCAATAGGTGCATTACCTGAACCAGACTCTACCGGACGATTACCTTTACCGTGGCTTCCGCCTGCATATTCTTTCATTTTACTCTCCTAGTTAAGTTTACCATTTTTTACAACTCCAATACCTAGCCGATAGTTTGCTAGGAGGATTTGTGTCACATTTGTGTCTAGCCCTAAAGCTTTTACGACGTGCCGGTTGATCTTTTTTAATAGTCATGTTAGGATCACCAAACCGAATTAGTTTAATAGTCGGGCCTTGCTTTGCCAGTACCGCAAACTTTTTGTTTTTACCAGAAGTACGCTTAGGTTTATTGTACCCTGAAAACTTTTCGCCTCGGTATTCGATCATTTAACTTTTTCCTTGAGAAACTCTACGTCTTTCTTTAATGACTCTACTTCTCTATATCGTCTTTCCAAGGTATCAGGAGACATCATTGAAGATAGTACGCTGACTTTAGAGGTGATCATCTCAGCGTTAATATCATGCTTGTCCGTGCGCTGATCTAGTTTTTTTAGAGATATGTAAATCTCTTTAATATTGTCGTGGATTGTTTTTAGTTGATGTCTAGCAACCGCCGCCGAACCAATCACAGAAGCTGCGATCCCCCCTACAGTAATTAGAGTTTTTATATCTAATTCCATTTAGCATCATGTTTTGATTAAAAAGTTAATTGGCTGAAGTTTAACTGCGTCTGTACCAGCACCTGCAATTTCAGATGTTCCACTACCTAGTACAAACGAACCACCAACACCAATGGGAACAAAGCTGCGATAGTCAGGAACTTTAAAGTTTGATCCGCTAGTTCCAAACACTGTACCAATTGTTCCATAGAGTGTTGAGTATGTCGAAGTGCTGTAGTTACCACCATCACACAGAAGCCAATCCCGTACACCACTAATTGTTTCAGTTGTGGGAGCAGTGTTACTGGCAAACATGACAACAGTGCCTGGCTCAAAACCAAGTTTGTTAAACTGTGCAGCTGTTGGGTTTACTGCTGCAGCACCAATGTTTGGAAACTGCGCCTGTAGGACAGACTTGATCAAACGAAGTTGATCGTCACCCTCACTGATATTGTCAGAAGAAGATGGGTTAGCTGGGACAAGTTGGCTAATGTATGTTGCAGATTCTACGGTCATGTTGGCGTGCCTAAGTTAAGTTCTAGTGTGCGTCCCAACTTATCTTGAGAAGTACAGTACAAACCGTCCGGTGTACGGATAAAAATACTGAATGTTTTAGAAGAGGACCAAAGTTGAATAACAAAGTTATTTTTTGAAATACCTGTGAAAATAAGCTTTTCGTTATTTTCTTTAAGTACTTTTTTTGCCTCATTTTCTGGAAAACACTGTAAGTTGAACTGTTGGGCTACCGCTACAGGACTACTATAGTATAGCACAAAAGTAAAACAAGTTAAAGCTAAAAGTATTCTAAGCATTACTTAGCCAGTTATAAAGGAGGCTTGACTTGGGGACATCGGTACAGGGCTGCTGAAATCAAGATGGCGAGGTAGATCAGGGCTTTGTCGGCCACGTCACATTTTCGGGGTCTTCCGTATTCGCCGGTAGATCGCGCAGTGCCTGACGGTACGCTGACTGCTCGGCTGTCATTGTAACATCACTGCTAGCTTGCCAATCAGTTTCAGACAGTAGCTCGTCTCGCCGCGAACGAAGCTCGGCCCAAGATCGGTCGTCTGCTCCCGCTGCCCATTCCGCTTCAATCGCATCTGCTTCCGCCTCTTCTTCTGCGGTTAGCGGGTAGACGACACCATTAATACTTTTTGTTCTTGCCATGATTAAGACCCTTTCAGTCCATACCACCAATAACGACCAGTAAAGCTACCTGAAATGGCAGTCCACTTCATGCCATCGACTACTGCATTATTTCGGACGCCGCCAATCCCGTAAGTGGACGCTGTTTTGCTGTAGTAGTCCTCGGGGTAGCCCCCGTGAAAAGCTAAACTCGAAAAACAGTCGCTAGCCCGTAGGCTGTAGAAGGTCATTTCGATGTTACCGGGATGGTTCGGATGGAAAAGAGTAACGCCGAGAGAAAGGTAGGAAGTGTTGTAATAAGAATGTACCTGTGCACCGCCAGCCCCGGAAACTCCGGCTTCTGCGGAGTAATACAACGAGGACAAATAACTGCCGGTCGATTCCTGCCGAAAGGTAACGACCGGCCCATTAACCAATAAGCTGGCGGTCTGCTCATAATGAAGGACGTATCGGACATAATCGTCATTGATGTACGATGAACCCTCAATTGCGAGGGACGAAGCTGCTGAAACTGTGCCGCTATTCAGCAGCACCATCGAGCCTCCAGGCGCAGGAGCCGCGCTTGTCCACGCTGATCCAGTAGAGGTGAGGAGGTTTCCGCTGGTCGATGGTGCGACCGATGTAATGGGCGACGCACCCGCCCCGATTAACACACTTGCACTTGTGTGGGTCGAGGCACCCGTGCCGCCTTGAGCTACGCTTAGGTCCGTGGTCAATCCCGTAAGAGCCGTGATGTCTGAGTTGCTGCCCAGTGCAGCAGCGCCCAGATTAGATCGAGCCGCCGCTGCAGTGCTTCCTCCAGTTCCGCCGTCTGCAACCGCAATGTCAGTCGTCAACCCAGTAAGCGCAGTTATGTCGCTGTTTGACCCAGATGCGGCAGCACCTAGATTAGTACGCGCTGCACCGGCTGTTCCTGCGCCTGTGCCACCGTCTGCTACTGCAATGTCGGTCGTAAGACCTCCCAGAGAAGTGATGTCAGTGTTAGCCCCAGATGCTGCGGCACCTAGTGTTGTTCTCTGAGCAGAAGCAGAAGCATCATCAATCAAAGCCGCACCAGCAGCCGTGATTGTGTACGTACTATCTTTAATTATTTTACCCGTTGTCCCGTTAAACAAAGCAAGTGCGCTATCGGTTGCAGATGCAGGGCCAGTTACAAGACCCGAAACGTCCACGGGAGCAGGCACACCTAGGTTTGTACGGGCATCGGCTGCTGTCGTAGCACCCGTGCCACCTGAAGTAATTGGGATAGTCGTGACAGCTATATTAACCGCACCTGTACCGGCAGAAACGGTTACAGGAGACGTTGCAGAAAGAGAAGCAACACCGGCCAAAGCAGAAGCCAAGGTTGACTTACGAACCTTATTAGTTGTGTTTGCACTAACATCTACAATAGCCAACACATCATCATCTGACAAGTTTGCTTCCGTTAGTTCTGCAAGCTCGGTAATTTTTTTATTAGTAGTCACCCTAACCCTCCAGAAAAGTCACGTTTACTGTTGCTGTGCCAATAGATGCTACCTTTTCCCCGTCAGTACCCCCAACTGAACTTGCAGGTTTAATGACAAAGTACGAAGCATCTGCCGGTGTGATCAAAGTACCCGCTGCTGTAGCAGTTGGGCTAGGTCCAATAACAATGTTCACATTGGCCGACGTGGCAATACGAGCAATGGTGGCTCCAAAGGGAGCAGCTGAACTCTGTGCTGAAGTTCCACTAGAACTAATGTTTACGCTTGAAATAATACGAGAAGCAATGTTGTTTTGATATGCCATTTTATTTTCCTATGCCTTTACATTTTCGCCAGAAGCCATTTCAAAGCCTAGCTCAATACCTTTAAGTTTCAACTCTTCTTGCTTAATAGCTATGTTATATTCTGTCTCAACACGATCCAGTTCAAGTTTAGCCGTCTTGAGTTCAAGCTCTTTAGCCTTAACCTCTGCTTGCATCTGAGAAGCCTGAGCCTCCATGATGAGAGCTTGGCTTTGAGCTTGTATCGCTTGCTCTTGCATATTTGGTTCATTGCGTGGAGGCGGTGGAGAAGTTACCAAAGCATCAATGTTGTTGATGCCCATCTCCTTACCAATCTGTCGGATAAGGTTATAGATGTTGTCGGGAGAAACAATGCCCTCTGTCTGAGTAGCAACCTTTTCAATCAATGCTGAGAAAGTACCAAGGTTGGTAAGACGGTTGTTCTGGTCCCCATATCCAATACCGACTTTAATATCTACGTCGAGGTCTTCGCGCCAGCTTGCAGGGTCAATTTCCTGATAGGTGCTGTTA